TGCCGATAGCCATATCAGAACTAAAGATGCTATCGAGGGTGTCATCAACATCAACAAGAACACAGCTAGCAAATTGTCGAAGTGGAGTTCGCACTCCCGCCATGATAGGTGTGGGAATGTTGAGTTTGTGCTTTGAGATTGCTTCGTAGTACCTTTTGACATAGCTTAGTCTCGTTTCCTTTGGATATTCTGCAAAAATAGTCAGAGCAATCAAGACATACATGAACTGCGGGGATTCATATACCTTTCCACTACTGCGATCTTGTACAAGATACTTATCTACAACTTGACGTAGACCAGCATATGTAAATAGAAAATCACGGCTGTGATCAACCCAGGATTCAACCCTCTTAATCTCTTCCTCAGTGTAGTTATCTAGGATAGCCTTATCATAGATACCCTGCTCTACACAATTGGTAATATGAGAATAAAGATCTGGAAGATCTCTCATCTTTCCATAAACTTGTTTGCGAACCGCAAATAGTAAAAGACGTGCTGCAACGAACTGATAATTCGGATGATCCAAATCAATTAGATCAGAAGCACTACGAATTAGAATCTCCTGAATTTCTGCTGTGGTAATACCATCATAAAACTGAATACCAGATTGAATTTCTACCTGACTAGCAGATACACCAGCTAGTCCCTTACATGCCTCATCAACCATGACATGCATCTTGTCCAAGTTGATTGGTTCAATTGTTCCATTTCTCTTTTTAACCTTGATGCCGTTACTCATATCTTTTTCCAAGTATTGAATTTAAGTTGTGCCTCTAATCCAGAGTGGGTATTTGATTCTATCACTTCTTGAACATTATGTCCAGCAAGGACCATATCATTTATATCTTTTTCAATTATTCCTGTTGGCCAGATGACGACTTTTTCACCTCGCTCAATACAAGACTTAATGCGGCGGATGATTTCTGGATTGCGGGGCTCGTTATCGTAAACAAAAATGAGACTGCTTCCTTCAAGGCAACGAAAGTTACCGTCAGCGCCACACAAAGCCACACTATTGTTGATGAAAGTGCTGTCAAAGGGTCCTTCGACCACATAGACTGGTAATTTTTGATTGATTGTGTCAAGTCCATAAATTTTCGGTGCTCCGTCTTCGAGCATGATTGTGATATATTTAATAGATTTAGAATCTAGAGCCCTCCCCTGGAATCCGATAAGATTCTTTTTGTAATAGATTGGGATAACGATTCTAGGTTCTTTACGTAGATTCTGGTGATCCATGCCTTCGAACGATCGCACAAATTCACCAAAGTCTTCCGCAAAATGAAACTTGGTGGGATCGATTCCACGATTACGTAGATAGGTTGAAGCAATTTCCACCTCACTGCATAAAGGAAGAATGATCCTCTGTATAAATTTAGGTTTGTCAAAAACGAATTCAGGTTCATCGACTACAAAGTTTTTTCCCGTAAAACCACTCTTAAATTTTTCAAGAGAATATTGCTTGTGCAACTGGGGATCAACGTCTTTCAAAAAGTTGTTGAAAGACAAACTTGATCCACAATTATGACACTTAAAGTTTGTATTATTTTTGATTGGATAAATGTATGCCCTGGCCTTATTCTTGTTCTTCTTAGAGTCACCACAAATTGGACAGCGAAAATTATATAGGTTTGACTTTACCTTCTTAAACTTAGATAGTCTTGGGGAGATAAGACCGATATATTTGGTGTCGATCAGATCCATTAGATACTAGGGCTTCTCCAGACATCATACTCGCTTTGGGTGCGGGTGTCAAGACTTCAATAAAAGGTGGGATGATTTGTAGAGCTGTCACAAAGGTCGCGAGGACAGCAGTCGCACCAATTACAAACTTATTATGCTTATCCACTTTCTTCTCAAGTTCTGAAAACTTACCAGAAAGATTCTCGAACATACGATCATCATATTTCTGATGATCATCAATCATTTTTATGATAGTGTTATTGGTCCGCTCACCTTCATCCAGTCTATTCTCATGACGCTCCAGAACTATGGCAATCTTATTACTATTATCAGAAATAGTAGATACAGCACGTTCTAACTTATCCAACATCTCTTTGGATAAGTCTTCGTAAATATCTAACTTAGATTCTAGAACGTTAAGCTTTGCTATTCCGAACATGGTCTAACCAGCGTTTACGTGACCCATATCTTCCAATGGGCGTGGACCTTTTTTTCTTTAGTGGTTTATCATATCCGGCTGTTGGACTTCCAGAATCTTCTCTACCAGATCCTCTATAAAGAGCTCCACCACCCGCACCAAGTGACATTTCTTCACGGAAAATATTAATTATCCTGTCTAACTTAGATTTGTCCATCATACCTGATTTAAGACTTTTAAACACTCATCATCCAATGGTATATCAGTCAATGATGATTTTGGATATTCTGGAAAACGATTTAGAAATACCAGAAAGGTTTTGGCACAGGGCCACAATTCCATCTCCAATTTATAAAAAAGAAGAGGGACAGTTGCCTCACCAAAGATATTGAAAAGAATAATTAAGTGATTCAATATCAAATTGACTTTCAAAGTACCAGTCGATACATATCTCTTAAACAATCTTTTGACATATTTAAATCTCTTTAGATCATCGTAAAAATCATCTTCAGTTACCGCCTGTGGACTATCATAATATTTAATGGCAAAGAGAAGATAATTTTTATCATTCAACTCAGAAAACTTCATTTATCAGGTGATAGGATATGCTCTATTGCCAGTTGTGATGCCAGACATGGCAACTAGTGTCTCTGTCTTGATACGAAGTTCTCCATGGTTGTCAGTATAAGTTGTTACACCAACCCAACCACCATGAGCAACGGCATCTAGATAATCACTTCTACCACCAGGCTCACCTAGAATACCATCAGTGACTGCAAAGATTTTAGTATTATATCCACGCTGATCATCAGCAGAAGAAGGTGCCATTACAGGATCTACATCAGCACTTACAGGCTGAGTAGAGAATTTCATATATCTTGTAGTGTAGTCATTACCAGCATTCCAATCTCTATTGTCAACAGCACTAGTGCTGATTGTCATGCTAGTAGAACTGGCAATTGAAGTGATAACACCAAAACCAGAAGTTTGACCAGCACCAAGAAGAATTGTATTTCCAACTTCAAGATTCGTAAAGGTGCAAACACCAATACCACCAGTTACTGCACCAGCAGAGGTTACGGTTACAATACCTAAACCACTACCTACATTTGCAAGTGCATTAATAGAACTTACACCAATGTTGTCGTTATTACTCCAAAGAGCCATGTTTCTTGCCCTGCGTTAAACTTTAGTATAATGATATTTATAAAAAAAGGAGACCTTTAAATTAGGTCTCCTTTTTAATCATTCGCGGTTTCTAATTGCCGCCGATACTGTCTCTAACAATTTATCATCCATATCAGTCTTGGTAAGTTTTACTGCCTTACCAAGAATTACTAAGCAGATATCAATTAGTTTTTCACCTAGTTCCTCATTTTCAGGAATTTTGGCAACAGCATCAGAAATAATTTTTGATGCTAATGGTAGAAGAAAAGCGAGCATGATAGTCACCTTATGGCCATCAATATATATTCAATTTGATCTTTATCAGTTGGATGTGGTTCCTTGCTTAGGATTGATCACAACCTTGTTTGTGAAATTTTTTTCAGTGACCTTTTCTTTTGTTTGGGGATCAATTTCATTACCCATCTGCTCTAGGAACTGAGTTCTCCAATCATAGAATTGTGTAGATTCTTTTTTGGTGTAATCTCCAGCTCGAGGACCTTCTCCTGTTGCAAATGGAGTCTGTCTTTTTTCACCATCTTTCATTTGGTCTCTGAGTTGTCTCAATCTCTCTTTACTTGCAATAGACTCTACCATCTCACCTTCTGGTTCATAACCAGCCAATTGTGGGGTTGCTTTTTTCTTAGCAAGTCTAGGGAGAGGGAATGGTTTTTCTCCAGGTAGAAGGGGACGACCTTTTCCTCCACTTCCTGGTCTTCCAGGTTCTCCAGGTAAAGCGGGACCACCACGGGCTCTACGTACAGGCACTCCACCAGGCACAGGAACAAGTTGTTTCATTTTCGGATCATACTTCACATTAGTATGAGGAACTGGAGCTGCCTCTACTACTTCACCTTCTGGTTCAAAAGAATTTTTCAACCCCTTCATTCTTAAATCACCACCGAAAGCATTACCCTTCAGTGTTGATCTTTTACGGGCATCATCTATTGCACTACTAGCTTTCTTTTCCAAGTGTTTAATGCCTTTGTAAGCAGCATATCCAGCACCTACAGCTAATGGAACTGCAAGAAGGGGAGCAAGTTCATTGACTTGCTCTACTTCTTCATTACGACTTGCCATGGCCTTACCTACAGCAGCACGACGCTTTAGAAGATACTTATCAGACTTGTCGTGATCACCATCATTATCAACATCCTTGTCTTCCTTACCAACTGGATCTAAACCTTTACCAGATTTAGTAGCAGCAGTCTGTTCACCCTTCTTAGCCTCACCCTCATATGCCTGACCATACTCTGTCATTTCGACAGACTTGATATTGGGATTGGCACGAAGTGAATTAATTTTTTCTCTAGTGGCAAAACGAACATAGGTTCTTCCACTTGTCTTGTCTGTTACACGAATTTTATATTTCTTATCTGGACCTTCACCTTTTGTTTCTTCTTCTACGGGTTCACCATGCTTATTTTGATCATGATGAGGCCCCTCAAAGGTTTTCTTCATTCTTCTAATAACATTTTCATAATTTGCAATGATTTGCTTCTGAATAGGACTATATGCTTCACCAAATAGTCTCTTTTTAACTGCCTCTTTTTCGGGCCCAGTCATCGTTGTGTTGCCCATATACTGACTATATGCAGCCTTCAGATCAATATTTTCTCTACGGGCACGATATCTAATATCATAAACAGCTTGACGAATTCTTTTTGCGGATTTTTCTTCTGTTGATCCACCTTCACTAGAACCCCCATCAGAGGATTTTTGAGTATTTGCAGAAACTACAGGACCACCCGCTTTTCTTGCTGGAAGCTCCTCAAAAAATGTTCTATTCATTGTCTTTAGCTAAATTTACGCTTTTTCCTGCTTTTATTTATGAATGACTGAACCTTCTCCCTTGGAGTCATGCGCTGAACATATTCACGATATGAATTTGTCGCAAATTCATATACTTCATTCACATCCTTAATCCAAGACTTGAATAGATATCCCTCTTTTGTTAGACAAATAATGTGATTGGCACCCCTACGAATGACCTTACCAATCATCCCAGTGTTCAAACTTTCAGCAAGAGAACCCACTGAAAATATTTTCCCACTTATAAAATTTTCGCGAAGACCCTTTGGATCAAACTTGGGAGCAATTTCCCATGTAGAATAATTTTCATCAATACCCATACTCTGACGAGTGATCATGAATACATTTTCTTTGTCTTTTTTCTTTAAAGTATTTGGGAGTCCAGATGCAAAGGTATCAAAATCACCATCCTTTGCAGCCTTCCTCATCTTAGATGCAGACATTCCCTCTACACCTTCAGAATCAGGATCACGCTCACCAGCAGAGACTACATTAATTTTATCAAAAGAATAAAGAGATCCATTATACTTATTAGCTAAGTTCTCAAACTCTGCTTTCCTATCGGCACCAACAACGATATTCACTTCATTATGACCATCAGCATGTGCGGATGCAAGAACATCAAAGATGGTCCTCATCTTTGTATCATGAATAATGTTATTGGCATGATCTGGGAACATCGCCTTCATTAATTCAGTCTTGGTTGCTGAATCCAGGGGATTCTTCTTGGGATCCTGACTGTGTGAAGGATAGATTTTATATTCTCCAGTTCCAGCCGTCTTCTTAATATGATTAATTAGTTTTTCGTGTCCAATCGTGGGTGGATTGAAGCGACCAAATCCCACGGTAAGTGGACCCTTTGTTTTTTCCATACCAGGATCCATTTCTGGTTCCTGCTGCATTTGCTGCTGTGGATCCTGCTCTGGAGTACTGGTCTTCTTTTGGAAGATTTTGAGTTGACCGCGCACAGTTTTAGCGACAAGGTTTCCTTCACGGTCATAATAGTCCCCATGACCGTCCCCTGTCAAGCCCATCGCCTTTGCTTGGGCGGCGGCTCCCGAGGCCTCTGTGATGAACGCTAGAAAATTTTTCATAATGTTATTTATTGATTAGCGGAAGAACTGACGTTGACGTGCAAGTGGTGCTGTAGTGATTTTGGCATTAACTGCATCACTATGTAATAAAGAAGATTGTTCATTATCATCCAAATCAAATCCAGACGGCCTAGGATTTCTGTCCATCAAAAGAGCTGTTGAAAATCTATACGTTCCAGCAGATGCAGATGTTTTGGTTCTTATTCTTAGTTTCATTTTTGCACCAGAATTAAGAATGTTTGATACTCCAATTTTAGCAAGTCCAAGTGGATCACGTCCTAGATGATACAACCCCAATCCTTGTATTTGGATATAACAAACATTTTTATTTTTATAATAACTCGCAAATGTTCTCAAAAATCCATCACCAAAAAGATATGAACTTGGATAATTTTTTATATCAGCATCTTTTTCTTCTTGTGGAACTTGACCACTATTAGAATATTTGAAGAGATTTGGTTTTCCAGGCCATGCTCTATTAACTTCAGCTGCGACATTCATACTGTTTAACAATCTGATCATCTCTTGGGCAACTGGATCGCTTTTTCCAGTCACATACCAAGAAGATCCATTATGTTTTAAACTTGCTTGACCATAATCTGCTGGAGGAGCCTTTACTTCAATTTTTATTTTTGCAACTCTATTTGGAACATATGGTTTTTTACTAAGTCGTGAGTAATCTCCAACCATAAGTTCTAAATCTGCAGCTCTAGAATCTGCACCTGCAGGAGTAAAACCAATTGGTATCATACCCAAAGACTTATATTCTGAAAAAAGATAGTTTTCATAAACAAATCCAACATTTAACTTTTTTAATCCAGCAGGACCATTTGCCCAATCTTCATAATCAGGATCGCCACCATATAATCCTGCAGGATCTAACTCTACTCTACTAGCCATGAAAAAAGAGGCGTTTGCCTCTATTTATTTTTATTCAGTTGTATCTTTTTTATTGAAACCAAATGGAGAAACTACATCTTCAAGTTTGAGTTTCAATGCAACACCACCGACAGCTTCCATGACTTTTAGAATGTCTTCTGGTTTTGCACCTTCACCAAGTTCTTTGGCAACGTACCAATACTTAGGCCAAAACTCTTCACCTGCTCTCTTATAATCTTCAAGGGTTAGGAGTTTCATTTACCAACTCCATAATCAGGTGCTTTCTTTTCCAACTCACGAATCGTTTCATGTAATTGTTTTACAGCCTCAATGGTCTCAGGAGTTTCTTCCCACTCCCAAGTTTCACCACCACTGTTTGTAAAAGTTCTCTTAGTCATAGATCTCCTTCTTTACGGTTTTCAGAATAGTGGACATCAAACTCTCCACCAGGATAACGTGCAACTAGTTTCTCAACATTCATCTCCATAATCTCATCAAGAGAAGTTCCAAGACCCATACATGCCTGAGCAACATACCACATAATATCACCCAGTTCACGCTTTAGGTGAAACATGTTCTCTTCACTGACAGGTTTGCCTTGGAAAATAATCTTCTTAACAACTTCAGTAAACTCACCTGCTTCAGCACACATACCTACAGCAGCAGTAAGCAATCGCTCGGAATGAAAACCTTGGCCTTCAAGTTCCTGTAGACGATAAATGAATGCTTCGTGATCTTTTGATGGTTGAGACGTGACTGCATCGACAAACTCCACGTATTTTTTAGTGTCAACTTTATTAGTCATGAAAATTGGGGATAAATGGTTCTTGTTCGGACTGGGGTAGTTTTTGTTGAGTAGGAATTTTTTGACCACCAACTTTAACAAACTCAATGTCAAAGTCTTTTTCATTCATATTTTCCCATCCAATATATTTTTGATTTGGAGGAAGTTGATTTTGTGGAAATGGTTCCAAATCAATCGTTTGATAATCTGGTTTGTATTGATAATAGTGTCCATCCCATTTGGCATTTCTCATGCCGACAAGATTAGTGGCATCTCTAGCAGATCCACAGTCGGCAATTTTTTCACCGCGTGGGTTGTATACAGAATACATCAGAACTGTAACCCCTTAAATTTGTTTTCAGATTCTTTAATATTATACTCTGGTTTACTCATGTTGTCAATCACCATAGGACTCAAAAAATAGAACTTGATTCATTCTGAACTTTTCATCAAAATAAGTATTATTTGATATGTTCATACCATGAAGAAATTTTTTAGCCTCAAAGAAGACAAGTCTATTATATTTTGGTTTTAATGTTTTTAGCAATCTATAGTTTTCTTTTGATCTCCATGGTTGATAGTGTTCTGGTATATTATCAGTCACAATTTTTTCTTCTTCAGATAAAAGATCATATAGATTTGTTCCACATTCAGAATCATCGTTATCATTCAAATAAATTATTGCTGTATATCCATCATCACGATGAGGCCACCAATAACCATTTTTATAGTCGTTGAATGAATTATTTTTAAATCTTGTTACATTCGTGACAAAATTATAACTAGTCGGTTTAGATCCAGAGAGAATAGAAAGAAAGAAATAAACCGATTCAAGTTCTTCTATGTAAATGATATCACGAAAATCCTCAAAATGAATACCATTATGAGTTGGATTTGATTCGATTTTGTGTAATCGTTTCGGAATTTTTCCAATCAAATCAACAACTTCATCTGGATCATAATAAAAGTTATCTATTGTATAGATTTTAGATCCTTGGAAAGTTTCCATGGAAAGATCCATTTTGGGATTTATATCAAATAACATTAGAACTGAAATCCCCCAAACTTACTATCAGGAGTAGATTGTTCATCTTCATCTCGTCCATTGTCAACGATATTCTGCTCACTCTGCTCACAATCATAGAGACGCATCTTGGCACGGTCAATACCAAGAATAAAACGTTTATGAACCGTTGGATCATTATAACGATTCTTCAATTGCTTCACCATAATTTGTCCCAACTCCTGAAGCTCATCTGTAGAAATAAGGGCAAACATAAGATCAGCAGTAGCAGGGAGACCAAAGGATTCCGAAGTGTCAGTAAGGTCAATATCAGAGCTAGCATAACCAGAACGAGTGGTCTGCGTGGCAGAAACGATAGGGACGTTTGCTTCGACAGCCAACCCTCTAAGTTCTTCTGCAATAGACTTAATATACGAATATGAATTGACAGAGCTGTTTCCGCGATAACGGGAGGAAGCACATATATTAAGGTAATCAATGAAAATGATATCAGGTCTAAATGACTTCTTAAGTGCAAGTTCATTAAGAAGTGCCTTAAAGTGTCCACTGTGTGCGCTCGCGGTAGGATACTCTTTAATGATAAGACTTCCCTGAGTCTTCTTGCTAAGGTTATTTACCTTAGACTCAAACATGGGACGAGGAAGATCTGTGATCTCCTGAATATTGACATTTAAAAGATTCGCGTCAATTCTCTCAGCAATCTTTTCCTCTGCCATCTCCATAGTGATATACAATACATTATATCCTGAGAGCAAGGACGATGAAGCCATATGGCACATAAACAAAGACTTTCCGACACCAGTGCCAGCAAGAGCGATATT